TCTACTACACCATTACCCACACGATATGTAACGGTCAATGTGGTATTTGCAGGAGCAACACCATATGTTTTAGCGTACATAAAGTTTGATGGGTCGATACCTTGGTCAAGGTCGCCTGTTGATGGGTAAAGAGCAGAACCTACATTATCCGGGTTTGGTAGGATTTCTTCATCAGCATTAGATGAAATACCAGCACCAAATTGGATATCAATAGCACCCTCATCGGTTACACGAGTTACAAATCTTTTAGGAACTCGGTTTAATTTTAAAAGAGCAGGTGTTTCGGTTGCATATGATGACATTGCTAATGAATAGTCGGTAGTGTTTGGTACTTCTTCAAATACAGTATCCTGCCCAAGGTATTCTACCTTTGTCCATTCATCTTCATCATCATCTACAATTTTAATTACATCAATTAAACCATCATCTTTAAGTCTAATTTTATCGTAAATCTTTGGAGAACCAAAATCAAAGGTACGAGTTTTTTCAGTACCACTAACTGCTTTTACTAATTTCTTTACCAAGTAGTAAACTGGCTCGTTTGTAGATTCATCGGTTTGATATACTGAAACTTCAGTTGGGTCGAATGATGATGAGAATGCAAATCTAACTTTACTGATTGTGGAAAATGTTACATCTCTATTTGAAGTAGACCCTACAACCATACCCTCTTTGAGTGTTAGTGCATAATCCCAATTTGGCTTTACATTATCACCACTTCCAACAGCAGGTAGTAATTGATATACCGTTAAGATTGTAGTAGCCGGCACATTTAACTTTGGAGAGTATCCAAATGTTTGTGCGATGTTAAATACATTTGACTTTTCTTGTGCTTGTTCGAGAATTGATTCTTTCAATTGAACATCGGTGTAATACGAAAGGACATCACCAACATATGATGCCATTTCCATAAACATCATACCAGGCGATGACTCATTGAAGTCATTGTAAGTTTGTGGAAAGTAGTTTTTTGAGAAATCAATAAGATTCTTACGAATGTCACCAAAATCCCTACCAACTAAACTTACATCTTTTTTAATTTTATCAGCCATTTATATACCTCAAACAATTGTCACAGCACCTTGGTCGGTTACGAGTATTGTTATATTTTGATTTGCACCAGTTTCAGTAATTTTAAATTTCATTGAGATTGAAACTTTATTGTTATCACTTTCCACATTAATAAGTATGTCGTCAATGATAATGTAAGGTAACCAATATTTTATATCGGCTCTCATTGTGGACTCTAATGTATCTCCAAGGTCTTCTGTAATTTGTTCAAATAGTAAAGAGTACACATCCGTTCCAAATTCAGGTTGAAATGGTCTCTCACCTTTTCGTGTAAGAATTAAATTCTTTAAATTAGAAATGGCCTGTTCTTCGGTGGTGTATGATGATTTGAAAATAGGCGCGCCACCCATTGGTAACATTACACCAATTGCAACATTTTTTTTTAAATCAAGTGGATTTATTTTATATTCAGGCCTTGGTCTTGACATTATTTACCCTTCTTCGCATTCATATGTTTCATCAATGCTGAATAATCTCGTGTTACTGCGTTTAAAACTGCTTGACCAGCTTCAGTTTGTTGAAGTTGTTGTGCTGATACTTGTCCACCATCAGCAGTTTGAAATGTTGATTGTTGTGTATTAATTCCACCACCCCAACCTTGTGCTTGTGATGCATTGAATACACCACCAGGCCCATTGATACTTTTCCACTCACCACCCTGTGCGGTTTCATTCAACAACTCATTTAGTGTTGAATTGTTAGTAAACGACTTTTTGGTTTCTTGTTTTGTCTCAAAGATGTGGTCTACATCAAGCGGGTCTTTCTCAACAACTTTTGGTTGTGATTGTTTTACTTCTTTAAGGATAGATTCACGAATGACCTTTTCACGTTTGGCCACTTCCTTCTTCACTTCTTCCTTAACGATAAGTTGAATTGCTTTAATTAGTTTCTTTGTATCCATAGTAATAAATATATTTTATCTATAATTATTGTTTCATCAATTGTAATTGAGTTGTAATTTTTGCAATATTACCAGTTATGTTTCCTAATTGAACACCCACAGGAGTTAATGCACCAGCCGTTACTGGATTAACGGCATTAACTAAAGTAGACATTTGTGTGTTTAATGCATTTAATTGATTTTTGATTTGTTCAATCTGATTAAACATTGTATCCATATCAGCCTTCCAACCTGATGTTGATATGTTTACCGACTTCTTACCACTAATAAGAACTGAATCTTTTTTTGAGTTAATTATGATTCGTTCTGAATTAATTACGATTTGTGGTTTATCATATGAACTGATAGGTGTTATACCAAGAGTAAACTTTTGAGATGGTTGTATCTTTATAGTTTGTTTAGAACCCAACCAAATAGATGAATCATCATCATTAATGTCTTCTATAACGAATTTGTTATATCCATTTGAATTTCCAGCACCATTACGAATAATGGTAATTGGTGATTCAGGAGTTCGAGAAGACCAAGATGGTTTGGTGGTTGAATCAGCACCTTCAGGAGTATATCCAAATCGAATTGAATTGCCAAATCTACCTTCGTGGATGACATCACCGGCAAATGGTTGTAGTTGAGACAGGTTTGATACCTCTACAAATTCTCTATTTTTTTCATCAACAGATGATGCTTTATTTGCGTTAAAGATACCAGCACCTGTAAAACCATATGCCCCACCAACACTAAAACCACTTAATACGGATGATTTTTTGATTATGTTATTATTAACATTACCTTGAAGACCAACTGCTGATATGTAGTAAAACACTGTCTTACCTTGACCTAATCCAGATATAAAATCAGATGGCCCTTTAAACACTGCAACTTGTTCACCAACAACAGGAAGCTGTTTAAAGTTTTGTGTTAATGGTTTTGCGTATATACGTTGACTATTTGTAGCGCCAGTTTTTAATAATGCTTGAATTGAGTATGGTCCATACTTAGCATCATCTTTTAAATATACCTCAACTACTTGTGCAAATTTCATTCATCATCTCCATCTTCGTTAGGTAGGTCCTTTTCAACCTCATCAATGGCATCCATCAATTGTCTCTTTTCTTCTTCAGACAAAATAAACCCACCAGCTTCCGCTGATGAGTTGTCTTTCATCATTCGTTGAACGATTGCTGCAAGTTTGATTAGTGCGTCATCGTTCTTTACGGAGATATCGAGATATTCTTTAATAAGCGGTACAACCACTGCGGCATCGTTCAAATTCTTGACCATTGGTTCAAGTTGAGCAATTAGTAGTTTTACTTGTCGGTCTTTCTTCTTCTGATTGGAGTAGATGTCTGCCATTAAATCAGAGAAAGATTTTCCTTTAAAGATTTCATCATCTTTAGTCATTGAATTCCTCCACTCGGTGTGTTATACTTAATATACCATCCTTCATATAATCAACATATAATTCACCATAGATTGATTTCATCTTACCAACTACTTTGGTGATATATTGAGTTTGGACACCAGTTCTCTCTCTAATAAGTATGTAAAGTGCCTTTTTGTTATATGAATACAGGTTGTCTCGTGTTTTAAATAACTCGGTTAATGAATCAGCAATTTTTCTATCTCTATCTTTTTGGAATAAGGTAAATATATTATAGTCCATATAACGAGCAAAATAATCCATAAAATCTTTTAACTCATCCGCTTGTTGTTTATCATATACCTCATTTACAACATTACGATTAGTGTCAATAACATCAACACCATCACGAGCTTTCATCCGTGCGTAGTTTGCGTTGTTCTCGTTAAAAAGATAGTTTCTGGCAATTACTGTAAAGTAGGAAAATGCCCTACCATTCTCACCTTTAAACTTGTGAATCTTTTCGTTTAGGAATGCAACTACATTCATCTTCACATCTTCATATGGTACATCAAAGTAATATGTCTTATAAGTGTGAATTACATTTTCAGCAAGTTTGTCAAATGGATAATGGATGAACCGATTATAGATTTTATTCTTTAATCGTTGGTCATCACATCCGTTATAAGCGTTGATTGCAATTTCTGTAATGGATGTAAAATACCTTTTACTCTTTCTCTTCCGACCCATAGTATTCTTCCAATTCAGAAATTATTTCATATAAATTTTTAAAGATAAATCCAGTTTCATCATCAGCTTCAAAAGAACCTAATTGGTCAATCTCTTTCATGCGATTTAATGAACTATCAATCTTTTCTGCGATATCAGCAACCAATTCCTCTTGTTCGAGAATTACATCTTCCAAGGCTTCGTTCTTACGCAACAAGTTGTATGTTGTGTATCCCAAAACCAAGGTTAAAACTGACAATATGATTATAGTTAATAACATAATTAATCCTCTACAATATCTTTGAATGCGTCAAACACACTCGTTGGTTTAACATCATTACTTGCAAATGTTTCACTCAAGTCACCTTTCTTTGGCCTACCCGTGGTGGGTTTACGAGTTGACTTTACAGGGTTCATCTCGGCTTCCCATCGCTTGTTCTCATAGATAGCAGCCATTTGGTCTGCGGTGTGCATTATGAATGGAATTGATGTAGCTAATCTATCATCGTTGTTGTACTTGATGTAATACTCTTTGTTGTTTTCATCGTACAATCCATCAGTTAACCTCATACCAATCATTTCTTCTTCAGTATATCTAACACCAAAATATTGTAGATTGTACATAGTTCGGTCATTAAGATTCATCCAATGGATTTTAGGATTGGTCTTATAAATTTTACCTTGATTCTTTACATGCCACTCCGAATCATTCTTAATGTAGTAATCCATTTCAGGAGTTCCCAACTTACCAAGGTCGTGGTGAAGGGCTGTGAAGATTAGTGTTTCTCTATCAAACTCTTCCATAATCATACCAAGGTCTTGCCACAAGTCATACACCTTTAGTGCATTACGAGTAACACGAAGAACGTGGTCTATGTAACCACCTGGAAAAGCGTTGTGGTAATGTTCGACTGAAGATGCTGGAGTATATAACATACGTTCTTCAAAGTGGTCGTACATTTTGTTAAGTGATTCTAATCGTTCACCGGTAAAGGTTTGATTGATTAGTTTACGAAACTTCTCGTAATTAGATACGAGTTCTTCTGCGGTAAAGAAGTCAAGCATTTTTAAATGATTTTATCTATAATTCCTAATTCTAAAGCTTTCTCTGCGGACATAAAGTAATCTGAAGATGAAATGTTCTCCCAATATTCTTTATCCATTTTTGAGTTATCAGCCATTAACTGATTACACTCGTGTTCTAACTCCTCACTAAATTTGGCGTTAGATTTAACATCACTCAATTTACCTACTACAATAGTAGACAATTGGTGAACCATAATCTTGGAGTGCTTGGATGCAGCACGAAGGCCAGTTCCACAAGTCAATAATAAAGCAGCGGCTGACATAGCAGCGCCACGAACAATAATATTAAACTTAATACCTTGTTCTTTTTGTGACTGAAAGTAGTCGATGAGTGCAAGAGTTTCGATTACATCACCACCTGGAGAATTCAATAGGATATTGATGGTGTTGATATCACCATTAATCTTTTTTAACAAGCGAACTTTTGATACAATGTCAAATGTTAATCCAGATGTAATTTCATCTTGAATAAGAATTACATTATCGGTAGTATCAATACCATAGTCAAACTCACGGTAATAGATACGTTGTGTATCACGTTCATCACTTGATTCGTAACTCATTTTGTAATCCCCTGCACTTGTAGCGCTTCCATATAATTCATCCATATACTTAATATGTTATTTCAATTGTTTATTAGAACAAATATACGAAAAATAATCCGATAATCCAAATTTATTATTGTTTAATTACGGATGCGTATGTATGTTTATTATTCCTTGGTGGAGCGGGCTTCTTTGGTTTTGGTTTTTCACCATAAAGTTTCTTTGCTTCCTCATCGGTAGGAATAAATCTTACTTCTTCTTTTTCCGCCGGTTTTTTTTGAGGTTGTTCTTTTTCCACCTCTTTTTCACCATTTCCGCCCGTTTTTTCATCATCTTGTGGTCTTTCTTCTCCCACTTCATTTGTAGGTACTGATATTTCTGCGCTGTCCGTTTCATCATTGGTATCAGAAACAATAGAGTTGATATTCCCAGTATCAACAATATCAAGATTGCTATTAGTTGCGTCATCATCTTCTTTGTTTGTTAATTTATTTAATGCGATTACCATTGAGATTGCAAGTGGGTCAAATACAAATACAATCAAAAGGGTAAACCAGTTTACAATTACATTCATAGGTTTGCCTGTGATTTCGGCCATATATCTCAATGGCCCTACTTCAGCGGCAACCTCATTATTGGATTCTAAATCTAATACTTGTAAATCAAGCGAGGTAAGTGAATCCGTTAATACCTCAATCTTTCTTGCTACGTCATCACGAGATTGTACAGCGGAGTTTAGTTGGTTCTCCAACGACTTTCGTTGTGATGAAGATGTTGTCGTGATAATTTGACCAGTTTCTCTATCACGATACTGAACTTGGTTGTTTGATAATCCATTTCTTAATTCAGTAATAGATTCGGCAAGTTCTTTCTTTTCCACATTCAAGTAATCTAATTGTTCTTGGAATCGTTCCTTTTTCAATTCAACTACTTGAACTTGTTTATCCATTATACCTAATTGGTCTGCAGTCTTTTGATATGCGGATGTTAGGAATCCATATATACCGGCAGAGGTGATTATCATTAGCACACCAACTGCAAGAGTAAGATACCATTTCATCCAACCGGCTTTGTTCCAATGGTTGTGAAGATAAGATGCTATAATGAGTTTACTAAACTCCAATGCACCTGCCATTATAATAACTTCAGTTTTAGCTCCAGCGAATAGAGAACTTAAACCAAATACGGAATAGTATGCTGCCGAACCTGCAAGTGCAAATGTACTCACAATCATCAGTATTATAAACCCATTCCTCTTATTAAAAAATTTTATCATATTTCTTTCCAAAGTTAGTTTTATTAACTCCAGGACTTGTACTTATTATCAACTATCGTTTCGCTAAGCAGCTCAAGCAGTTAAGTTAACCTGATAAGAATAAATATCAGGAAAATAATAATAACTTAATATTACCAAGCTTTCCCCATATTATGCCCTTTTCAGAGTTTACCAAAATTGGAAAGGTAATCTAACACAGTCAGTTCTTTCATCTTAGCCTCAATGTCTATGTCAAGGTCGTGACCATATGTGTTGATTGGTGAGTAAATATAATCAGAGTGTGCTTGTGGTTTGGCGGTGGGGTCTTCTAATGTCTTGGACTCTGAATAGTGAACGAGTGGTTTGATGTCACCCCAAGTTGACATAGCCAACTCAAGTGCTTCTTGTTCGGATAAGTCACCAGTATTGAATGTGTGGTGGTGATAATCAAAGACAATAGGAATGCCAGTACGTTCGTGGATGTACATAAGGTCTTTGACTGAATACATACTAGCCTTGTCATCATTCTCAACAGTCAGTCGTGTCTGAACTGATTCAGGTAATCGTTCGAAGTTCTTGATAAATCTATCCATCGCAGATTGTTTGTCACCATAGACACCATTACAATGGATGTTGATTAGGTTGTAAGGAGTTCTCTCTAACCCCATAAGGTCAAAGTGTTCTCCGTGTATAGAAAGGTCTCTAATGGTGTTTTCCACGACTTTCTCGTTGGGGGAGACCAACACATTGAATGGGCCGGGATGTGATGTTATACGTTGTCCATAGGTCTTAGCGAGAGTACCTGCGCCACGAAGTACATTAGAGAACTTCTCATAGTCAGGCATTTCTGATAATTGGAACTCACTAGCCCACGGAACAAGGTCAGATGTCATACGGAATAGTTTGAAACCATTCTGATGATTCCACTTAATAATCTCTACAAGGTCTTTAGCGTTTTGTAACGCAAGGTCGGATGACCTACTAATACCCTCGGCAAGGAATGTCTTCTTAATCATACTACGATTAGTAGTAATCTTATCCTTACGGAGTGTCATATTGATACAACAGTATCCTAAATTTGTCATAACTAAATCTTTATATCTAAAGATAATAAAAAAGGGGGACTTATACAAGCCCCCCTATGTTAAGTTTATGTTAAATTTCCGAATAAGGTATTTCCATAACTTCTTCACAAAAGAAATAGAACCCATCTTTTCGGAGAACTATATCGGCGTTGAGGTGTTCTTTCCACGAATCAATAATAGGATTGTGGGTTTCTCTTATCTTTCTTAATACAAGGAATATCTTTCCATTGAATTGTACCTTTGGGTATCGGAAGTATCTTAACATTACTTAACTTTTACATCAATCTTTTTAGCCTTTCGGTCCTCGTACTTTGGAATAGTGATAGAGAGGATACCATCCTTTGCAATTGCAGATGTTTGGTTGATGTCGAACGCGTCGTGGATTTTGTATCTCTTATGGAATTTACGATTTTCTCGTTCGGCCTTAACTTCCAAAACTCGGTCTTCAACTGTAACCTCGATATCTTTGTTAGATAAGCCAGGAACTTCAAACTCAATAGTCAATACATCATCCTTCAAATACGCAGTATGAGTTGATATACGATGGCTATCCCAGCCACCAGAAACCATATCAGAAATCATAGTGTGAAATGTTGAATCAAATAGTGTCATATATTACTCCTTTTAATGTTAATGTGTTATTAAAAGGACAAATTCCCTACCAATAGTGTATTTTATGACACTTTGTCTTAATTTACTGACATTGGGTCAATCTTACTGACAAGCTTGTAGAATCTTGAATGACCTCGTGTGTGTTCGTGGAGTAGAATGAATCCATCCATCTTAAACATACTAACGGTTTTATCAACAATTTCCTCACTATCACAGGTAACAATGATGTGTGTATCAGTTAATACAACATCAACCGAAGTGATTGGGGAATCATCTTCCTCATCAAACTCAAACTCACCTTCAATAGAATCATCATCCAGATTGAAGTAATCATACATATACTCCAACTTGGCAACATCAGACAACGACATAAAGAAGTTGTATTCGGCCTCATCCCAAATCCAATCGCCATAATCTTCCATATGACATCCTCCTTTATTATAACTATCCACGAATTGATTTATGTATCTCGTTTAAGAACGATAATGCTGACCTATTTAAATATTCTCCCTCTTTGACTGATTCTAAACATATCTCAACAAATACTCGGTATAATTTAGAGTCTTCAGATAAGTCAAAATATAAATCATTAAGAGTTGATATCATTTGCGATTTGTAAGATACTCTTACTTCACCTGTTGTATTGTCGTGAGATATAAGTTCCTTAATCCTATTTTTAGAAATAGTAAAATAGGGGTCTCTTCGTTCTATTAAGATTGAAGAAACCCCATCATCTTTTACATATTCCAAGAGAGCATTCAAGGTATCTTACTGAAGAGTCCCTACACGATATCTCATTTGAGTAGAAGTCAATGCAGTATCAAGGGTTTGCATAATCTTGATTGCTTCAGCTTTAGTCAATTCGATTTCGTGATTGCCGATAATCAAAGAACCGATTTCAGTCGTGTTCCTAATTGGAAAGTCCTCCGGCTTCAAATCTGGATTAAATCCAAAATCAATTGAGGTGTAGTTCTTACCAAATGCTTTTGATTGTCTCTGAACTTCAGAATCCGTAACACCATACGACTGGTTGACATAACCACGTTGGTTCTTATTAAACTTTTTCATATTATAAGAATTAGAATTTCCTATAAATAGTTTAGTATAGTTTAATAAAATTATTTTTTACGATTTCTTCGAGCAACTCTATCAAATTTTTTCTCATCAAAGTCCATAGAGAATTTATCAGGATGAGTACGATTCAAGTTTTGTTCCAACTTAACACATTCGTTCGCCCAATACCAAGCCATTTGAACATTTGGTTGTGGGGGAATCATAAATTCAGAACCAATGGTAGACCCAACACCATCTGAAACATAGTATTGACCATTTGAATTTATTTGAGTTTTTGCGTTAGGATATTTTTTCTGAACCTTACGTTTGTAAGATTGGAACTTCTTCTTGTTAATTTCCATTGTTTAATGATTTAGTCAACCCACGAATAATATGGCAATGTGATAACTCTTTATTTACTGAACACTCTTCAAGATGTTTTCCGTTTTCTAATTCAACAGAATAAACCCATCCTCTTTTTAGCTTTCTTCGTAGAGAAACAGTACCCACTCGGTGGATACCATTTACTCTCACGACTACCATATCTCCTACGGAGTATATCATTGAATTACCTTAATTACTTTAGTTTCAATAACTGCGTTTACTTCGTACTCCAAGTTTGAACCTTCAAACTCGGTAACTACTTTTGCTTCTGCATCAGTAACCGATACTGCATCAACAATATATTGTTCAGTTACTTTTTTGATACGACCTTTGTCATCTTCATGATGAACTTTAACTTTAGCGATGTAATAAGCCATAGTGTTTAAATTTAAAATTGATTATAATTAGTGTTTAACATTTCAAAAAGTTCAATTTCATCTACCAATTTGTAGTTACCATTAGGACCACCACTATGATAGTCTTGAAAAATTGTATGGTAAAATTGAACCATCTTCTCACCATCATGCTGTTTACCAGCAGGCACAACGATGATTTCGTAATTGTCTCCATAGTCAATGAATCGGATTGAGTCATCAACGCCAGTTACTTTGTAGACCTCGTGTGAATAATTGATATCCATAATTTCATCTATTTGAATTGCGTTTGTTTGTAGTTGTTCGTTTACAAGTACACCTTCTTCAGTCGCTTCATATGCCAACCGGCCTTCTTCATTCACCACCAGTCGTACTAATCCTTTTTCCGATAGTGATTCAAGAGTTTGGTCTACTTCCCATGTATTGTATTTAGTCAAAGATTGGTGAAGGATATCTGACAATAAATCCATATCATCAGCGTCTTCCAATTCATCAGCCAAGAAGTGAAGAAACATCTCCACATTTTCAATCTTCATCATCTCAAAGAAATCACTCTTATATAATTCCTTTCTAATGTTTGAGAAGATATCATCAAACTCCTCTGCGCTCCATTGACTCATATTGTTCTCTTATTGATTGGTAGTATTCCATAGATTCAACCGAACCCATTAACATATCAGCACTACCATAGTTTTCTAATACACTCTTTACCCCAAAGTCATATACCATATTCTGAAGTAATGACTTACTTGGAAGAATTCGCTTATTCATTCCCATCTTCAAACTTTTCTTTGAGTTTATTCAAAACCCATTCGTTACGTTTGGCGTTATATTCTTTTGACATCGTATTCAATGACTCATGTTCCTTGTCGGATATGTCACGACCCTCAACCTTTGCTGCTGTATATGCGTATCGTTTAAGGTAATAACCTGGCAATGGTTTAGTGAATTGTTTTAAATACTCAGCCTTAGCATCCAAGTAGTCCAAGAACTCATCTTCAGTCAATGACTTCATTTGTTCTTCGGTTAATTCGTTATTAGGGTCGTAAATCATCTTGACAAATATACAAAATTAATTTTAAATATCCAAGCCTCTCCGGCGCATTTTTTCGTGACAATAATAGTCATACAATTCTTCCAAGTCCATCGGGTCAGCTTTCATCATCTCATCCCAAAGGTCAAATCCAAACTCTTCTCGTAACTCATTACGAAGATTGGTTAACAAACGAATCTCGTGAGCGTGTCCTTCTTCATCAAGTTTAAGGGCCCGTACATTCTTCATCTTGGCAGTCGCACGGGCTTGTCCGTAGTCACCTGTCCTCTTCATAGTTTCTTGAAAGAGGGAAGCGTACTCTTGTCGAGACGCCTCCGCTTCCGTGAAGTAATGAGAGTAATTAAAGTCCCCATTTTTTATCTTGTCAAACAAGTGTGCGGATTGGGGAAGTTTCCGTTTCTTATTACCCTTCCACCATTGGTATGGATTATATGCCATCTTTAGAAAGGATTAGAAATATCATCAGTTTCAACATTGAACAAGTCCTCATTTTCAGGGGTCTTACCCAAGAACTTCTGAACGTATTGTTTCATATAAACTCGTTCTGAATCAGCACCACCACTTTGGTCGAACATTGGGTAGATGGTAATCTCAGCAGCTTCCTCAAGGGAGAACCCATCGTAAAGGAGAGAACCAATCTCGACAGCGGTACGAGTCGAAAGTGAGTTAGACAACTTTGGTGACTCGGACAACAACTCATCACGAGTCATAGAAGTAATCTCAGCAACCGACTGAAGGATGTTCATCTCAACCGATGGGTACATCATTGAGAGGAGTTCTGACTCTTCTTCTCGTGACAAAGTATCCATCTCAATCACAACGAATCGGTCAAGGATAGCTCGGTCAAGAGCTCGTGTGGCGGTGTACTCATTACCAATGTTAGCAGAGGCGATGAAGGAAACACCCTCGGCCACCTTGACAACAGGAGCGTCAGCAGCCTCATCCAAACGTAGGTATCGTTGACCCAAGTCAAGAACCGACATCAAGATGTTGTGAGCCTCTGGATGAGCACGAGTCAACTCATCAAGAATCACCACGGTGTTTGGAGTTTGAATCGCCTTGACAAAAGGTGAGGAGTTGAAGACCGTACCCTTCTTGGTATCAAATTGAGTATTACCAATCAGAGTGGTTCGTGGGTCTTGAGTAGCACCCAAGTTGATGATGAAGGTGTTGTAACCCTCAATCGAATTAGCAGCAGCCTTGGCCGCCATAGTCTTACCACATCCGGCGGGACCAGTCATCATAATGTTCTTACCACGAATGATGTTACGAATAAGATACTTCCACTTGAGGGAGTTCATAAACAACATCTTTGGTTTCAAACCATTAGCATCCTCGTGGATGAATTTCAAGACATCATCGGTCATTTCAATAGAGGCCGGAGTCGGAGTATTAGGTTCATATTTTAAAGCGACAAGACCACCATTCGGTGCGGTGAAGTTACCAACTGGTTCAGGATTAGCCTCAACCTTCTCAACTGGCACACGAGTGTGACCAATCTCACCATTCTTTAAAGTACCAACGACACGAACCTTCCAAGCCCACTTGGCCGGATTGTTAGCAGCCGCTCGGGCACGTTTGTAAAGGGAAGACCCATTCTCGTTAAGTTCAGGGATGTTAAAGGTAACACCTTCTGAATCTTGGAACATTAGTAGATTGTCAACCTCAACAATCTTACCGAAAACTGATTTTTGTGCTTTCATAGAAAACTGATTTAATTATTATTTCTCATTATTACTCTGTAAATGTACGAAACATATTGGTTAAAACCAAATCTTTAATGTTAACAAATTGTTAAATCTTCACCTCAAACTTTTTATTCAAGGTCTTCGCCAGTTGAGTCATATTACTCGTATCGATGAATTCTGCATCCTTACCATACATTTGAGTGAATGATTCCATAGCACCACCATGTCCGAAGTCGTAGTCAGCGATGAAGTAGGATAGGACTTGGACACCGGCTTGTCTCATCTTCTTGACTTGAGCTGCCGTGTGTTTACGGGCATCACGACCACCATATGAAATCTGGCCATTGTCAAACCCTGGCCAACCATCGGAGAAGTTGATAAGGTAAGTATCAGTACCATTCTTGGTCTTGGTCAACTCATTGAGGATAGCCTCGTAACACAATCCTTCAGGTGTAGTACCATCATAAGTGATGTACTTAAAGAGATGTTGAATCTTGGAGAACTTGTCCTTACGACTATCGTAAGCAATTAACATTAGTGGTTGAACACTTGCGTAATTACCAGGAGAGTAGTAAACGCCTCGATAAGAAATTACCACGTTGATGTTATCGGTCATTGAAGCCGCCTTAGCGATAGCGACAGCAGCCGTTTGAGTATTGAACCACTTCTTACCACTCATCGAAGAACTTGCGTCAATTGAGATGTGAAGTAGAACCGGCGTTGATTTGTTAATCAAGGTTTGTTCGAAGATGTCGAAGTTACCAAACCCAATCTCGTGAATCATACGACCACTCAACTTACCACTCTTCATTCGTGGGGTAGTGAGGACACGTTCTTCGGAACGAGTCTTGAGCTTCTTACCAAGGATAGTACCCAACTGAATACCTTTCTTAATGTAAGGTTCATTTCGGTCAGCACTCCAAGGTGAATTTGACAACATACCTACCATACCGGAGTCAATCAACCCCTTGGTCATATTGTTGATAATGTAGGTCTGAACCCCATTTGAACCAGTTGACCAGTCGGTCTTACCATAACCCTTACCAGTAACTTCTGATTTGATGTCTGCTTTGTCAAGTTGGTCAATCTTGTTTTTATCAGCCTTGGAGATTTTCTTTTTAGTAATCTCACCCTCCATGAAGTCATTTTGTTTCTTAATGGCGTTGTCCAACATTTTCTTTTGGCGGTCTGAAAGCGGTTCGTATTGACCACCAGCCCCATTGGGATTGTAACCAACAACATCCATACCCTCTTCATTAGACTCATCAGACTCTTCACCACCATCACCATCGGAAGGCGTTGAAGTACCTTGACCCTCACCCGACATACCACCACCACTTTGTTGGTTGTTGGTATCACCACTCATTGATGATTCACCATTGGTATCACCATTACTTTCTTCATCAGAGTTAGAGTCAGAACCACTTTGACTTTGAGATTCAACTGAAATGTTCTTCTCAACAATCATAAGAATCTGACCAGCCACCTCAAGAGCATCCCATGAATCTTTCAAACGAGAGATGTTACGGAGGTCAAGGACATTCCAAATCTCACGAAGACCCTTGAGAGCGTCAAGGTCACGATTGGTGTTGGTCAAGTTGATGATACGGAACATATAAGAATCCCAATCCTCATCACGTTTTTCTGAAGATTGAAGACCTTTGTCAATCACATTTGAGTGAAAGTATTTGTCATACATAGACTCGTAGTAACCACGATAGCCAGGAGCCGTAGTGTAAATGTGGTTATCAATTCTTCGGTCTTCAACATAGTTAAGAAGAGACTTGAGATTATTAGAGATTAACCATTGAAGGTCACCAACCTCACATTGGTAACGATTAGCCAACCACTCTTTATCAATGGTAGATGGTAGGAAACCATTTCTCATTTGGGTCAATGTATCAAAGTCGGTCAAAGCGATGTGAGACCCCTCGTGGAGAGCCAGACCAACAACAGGGTCGAACTCTTTGTCATCCAACTTAGCGGAGATAGTAACTGACTGACCATCAGTATAAGAATCCTCACCACGACCATCGAAGGTCACGGGGATTGACTTACCTGTAACGATATTTACGAAGTTACCGATAGACCTTTTGTAGGCCATCAACTTCATTAGGTCACTTGACTTTTTCTCAACCGTGGTTAGGTTGTCATCGGACTCTTCAAAGATTGAATTGTCAAGCCAGAACGATGAATAGGACATTTGATTTTTCATATGCTCTCAATGATTACTTTATAAATGTAGTGAATATATCGGATATAACCAAATTTCTAATGTTAAGAAATTGTTAAATCTTTTTTGTGTTTCTCTTTACGAGAATACGTTTTTTTGCTCTTGTGAGTTTGTTGAGTGGTCTTTTTA